TGCTAGTTTGAATCTCGAGTTAATAACATCTTCCAGCATATTGACCTTAGCCTTGATGAACTCATCCATTAGATATGATGCCTCATCCAACTTTGATTTTTCCGCTGCTAATTCAGCCTGCTGTGTTTCTAATTCTGCTACACGAGTATCAATCCGTTTAGCCTCTTCGTATTTATTCAATTCAGTTTCAAGATTAAAGCGGTGTTCTTTCGTTGTAGCAATACGTTTATCTATGTCTGCAATTTCTTCAGAGTGATCTGTATTAGATTCATCGAGTTTCATCTGCAACATAAACTCTTCTGCTTTTAAATCAGCATATATAGAATCATCCTCAAGCACCGGCGCTGTTAGCTGTCCAATCTCATCAGTTATTGTTTGTTTGACGAGTTCTTTCGCCTTAATAAGTGCCTCTAGCGTTTCAACAGATTCTAAGCTAGCATTTCGTTTTTCAATATTTTCAATGTCTTGTTGCTTCAGTTCAATAGACTGATTAATTTCTTCTAATCGCTTAGATTTTCTAAGGTTAAAATTCGTTTCAGCTTTTTCACGTGCAGCTTGAATTTGTTCTGCAGGAAGTTTTTGTCCGCAAGTTGGACAATTTTCATCTATATCCATAACAAATGCATCCTCGTTGACCTGCTGACGTTGATGCATTAACTCGTTAATAGTGCTTTCGATAAGCTGAATATCCCTATTGGATGTATCAAGACGATGCTTAGTATTCTCAACCTTAGAAGATAGATTGTTAAGTTCAGATACAACCATATCGTATTCATTCGACTTTAATGCAGATTGTTTTTTATATTCCATCTGCAGTTCACTTTCACGAGCTATCAATCGACGTTGTACATCTCTAAGTTCCGCTCTAGTATCAACAACCGCATGTCCATTTACTAATAATGCTTTGTCTGCCTCTAGAGTTTCTAGCGTTGTAGTTGCTAAGCTAATCTCCTGAATAAGAACGTCTCGAGGAGTATCAATGGTAGGTTTCCCGCGCAAGGCCTCATCAATTCGAACTGGAATCATATCCAGCTCTTTATTGATGGCGGATTTCTTGGCAGCTACTACCTTTCGATGATCGTCTACACTATGGCCTGATAAGATATCAGTCAATGCTTTTAGCTCACTATATTCTGCAATAACATCCTCATCTGATATATCTCCGCACATTTCCAATAGCAACTTACGACGATTTTGCCAGGAGTACGTTTCATTAAAATACAACGGATTCGTAATTAACTTGAAGATATTCTCATCAACTAAGGAATTTACAATCTCCTTATATTCCTTTTCTTTTTTTGGTACACCGTCTACAAAGTAATCTGTAGTATGCCCTGTCATCGTTACTTCACCACCACGAGGGGATGAGTACTTCTCCCGGTACACACGTTTTAATTCAACAGTGCCCCCTTCATCCAATGTAAAAGTGCCTGTGACTTCGTGATTAACTTTTTGGATAGGCTCGCCCCTATCCAATGTTTTGATTTCAAAATCGGCTCGGTCTAAGCTATCCTTACCGAATAGCAACCAACATACGGAGTCAAATACAGTCGTCTTGCCGGTAGCATTATCCCCGCGGATAATAACATCACCGTTGAAATTTATAGTAAAGGCTTTCAAGCCTTTAAAATTTAGCAATTCTAATTTTGTGAGTTTCATAGTGATCTCCTATACAACATTAGCGTCCACATCAATGGTATGGGGTTCAATCTTCAAACGATTGGCCCATTTCATCACTGTAGAGTGAATTTTATTGTCTTTTTTTAGTTGTGCATTCGCGAATAACTTCGCTTGCACTAGATGATTAAATTTAGGTTGACCCTTTTTAACCTTATTACCAGTGGCTAGTTCTAAGCATGCAATAGGATTCATGTCATCATCCGTGACAACCACAATTGCTGCTTGCCCTTGAATGACACGGTCACGATATGAACCTACACAGTTCTTCAATCGCTTTCCATATGTCATTAAATCAGCTGCAGTCTTTGGCACCATAAAGTGCATCCCATTCATATCAGCTTGTAATTGAGGTTGAGCAGGCAATATTACATCTCCATATTCCTGCTTGTTGAATATGTTGATTACTTCGTCATGGAAGTTCTTCAACTTGAATCGTTTCTTCCATAATGCCTCTTGGTATTTTGGCTCGAGTTTTGCGTGCATATCCACACAATCTTCTATAACACTAATGTCCTCACCTAATAGCCAACGTAATATGGTAGGTTCACCGCACCGGTTAATTAATTGTTGCCACATAAACATTGCATGTGGACTTTTTAATCTCATCGCCTTACGTACATCATTGGCATTGTGGGCCTTACCAAAATATAGGTCCGTACCTTCATGCCTACTACGCTGTAATGTGAGTATAGTGCGTCTACAATTCTCATCGTTAAAAAGATTAAGAACATCTGACATGTATACGCTTAACGGATCATCAACCATACGCTTTCGCAAGGCTCTACTGTTAGGAGCCTTATATGATTGTCTAAGCGCTGCTTGAAAGTTCATACCTTTTCTTGTAGCCACTAACACATCATCTTCAAAAGGGATATTTGTATATCGATATAAGCAGTAAGCATTAGTCCAATATACATATTGTTTCATCAAGCTAACAATGCTAGGCATATCAGGTGCCGATAGCTTCAGAACCATATTGAGCAGCATCGTAAAATGGTAACCGTTTTCTTCTGTAGCGCCAGGTGCCACATATACATCCTTTGTTCCATATCCGTAAGTTTCCTTCAATCGTTTTTCAAACATTAGACGTAACGTCTTAAATGTTTTGTTTAAATACTTCCGGTTAAAATCTGTCATGGCGTATGAATCGCCAAAGAATTTCAGTACCGGCATAATCTCCTTCTCACGAATATAGTCAACAGTCAATTCATGATGGATTCTAAATCTATCAATAAATGTTGCCTTACGTTTTTTGAAGTCGAACCGCAATGTTTCTGTACACATCCCTAAGTCATTTTTTCTGCCATCAAAGAAAAGTTGGATAGCTTGATATCGAATCTTCAAATCCAGAAAATGCTTGTAGTTAATAACCTCGACATAAGCCGATACAGGATATACGCTCTCATCATTTATAGAGAAGTAAATTTTATGATCATAAGGATTAGAAGAAGCTCGACAATTTGGACAGGTATAGTATTTTGAACCGGTAACATATCCATTCTGATATGAATATCTACGTTGCCAGCTACCTCCAAACGTAAATCCACAATCGATATGGTGTATAGTTGTATACTCCGCACCATAAGGGGCCTCTAGGATTACGCTATCGAACATTTTGTGAATATAGGTACTGGATACAATCTCCACAGTGAATACCCCCTTTAATCACCAAACATAGCGAATAGGTCTTCTGCTTCCTTCTCTTCAACAGGTGCAGGCTCTACTTCTATCACTGGCTTTGGTTCTTCTTTAGGCTTAGACTTTTTAGCCGTAGTCTTTGCTTTCTTGCTTTTAGTTTCAGCTTCCTCCGCTTTAGGCTCTGCTTTTTGCTTCTTAGTAGGTTCTACAATTTCACAAGCCTTTACAATAGCATTGGACGCTTTCATGACACCTTCTGTATACGCTATACCTGCTTGGTATTCTTCAGCATTACCAGGGTCAAGCTCGATTGCTTTATGTAATATATCCAGCGCTTTTTTACAAATATCCGCTTGAGCTTTAAATTGTTGTTTAGGCATATTATTCCTCCCCTGCCATTGCGGACTTCAAATCAGTAATAATATCATCTGTCAAAGAGTCACTAGATGGACGAGTAACACCATGCTTGCTAAAAATTGCAAGTGCTTTTTTTGCTTTTACCCCATCTTCGCCCATCCATTCACGGAATTCCTTATAAAAGGCTTTTTTATCTACCGGTTCAGCCGCAACATCTAGTTCTGTATCTTGTTTAGGTGTTTCAATAGTAGCTGGTTCCTCAGTTGGTGTTTCAGCAGGAGCAGGTTCTACAACCGATTCTGTTACCGGCTCAACCTTTTCTTCTTTTTTAATTTTTGTTGGCTTACCTTCGAAAGCTGTTACAGGAACATCATCTGCATGTGATGTCACTTCATTTTCTAAGATTTTCACTTTACACCCTTCAGCTTCAAGTTGATTTATACCTTCTGCAATCTTCTTACTCCCCTTTTGAATTGCTTTCTTGAATGCATCCTCGATTTTACTTTCTGCTAGTTCAAGACTAGTGCCTGACGTTACTTTAACAATTGGCTTTTCCGATATACATTGGCCTTGGCATTGATGATTTAATCGTTCGTTCCAATCTGCTACTTGCACTGCTAGATCATCTAATGTATTGAATTTAATTGTTAAGATATTTTGATTTTCCATGATAGGTTCTCCTTTAGAATTTAAACAGTAATTCATCATCAACTAATTTCCCTTCCACGATTTTGGGAATTCCAATTTCTTGAAGTTTTTGAATTACGCTACGGCTTTTAGATATATAAATAGTATTTCTTTCTATTTGTGTTGCTGTTGGCTTAAATACATAATCCTCCGTTGGTAACGCCGGTGCTACACAAATTACTTTATTATTAATATCTATCCCCACTCTAAAATACTCAGGTCCTTTTAATTTTCTATATGCAGCCAGCGAAAGTTTAACGTAACTATTGGTCGTAATGATTGATACCTTTTGAGCTACATTTCTTTTGCCTTTGTTGTCAGCAAAGAAATCAAAATTAAATGTATTTATTGTTGATATCGACTTTTTAGAGGTTAATTCCGGCATAGTAACCTCCTTATTTGTTAATTAACTCTTTAAGCATTTCTACTTCATGTCGAAGTTGTTCAATCTCACCATTCTTAGCTTGTGGTTCGTACTCGGAACCTTTACCTGTACGGAACGCAGCATTGATATTGAATTGAGTTTCACCACCTAGAGTGATGCCGAAGCCTAAGCGTACTTTTTCGTTAGGACTATAGAAAGCACCTAGTGCTACTGCGTTAACATTACGGTAATGACCATAGCTAACCGCATAAGACGCTTTATCATCCTTGTTGTATTCAAGAGGGTGTAGACCTGCCAACGCTGCGGAGCTTGCGCCCAATTTATTTAAACGTGCATTGGTTTGGTTGATTTGAGCCATACCTACTTGGTTTTGTGCTCGTAGTTGGCGCATATTAACCGCATCAGTATCTGCAACTCCGCCCGCTACATCGTGTAGTTGTTGGCCACCTGCAGTAATGTTTTGTGTTGTAAACTCTACATGTTTACCATTACTATCGGCAGTCATGCCGTTCATTGTGTAGCTTGCTGTATCTAATGTATTTGTATTTTCTAATTTCAAACCATCATGAGTTACCGCTGCGTTTGTATCCCCATTATAGAAGTGCGCCTTTTCTTTATTTACAACACTGCGAACAGTATCTACATTTGTTCCAAAGTTAACAGAATTCATGTTAGCTAGGTCTTTATTCACATGAACTGCAAACTCTTTACCACCATCAATATTTGTTGATTGTGTAACAGTTGAATTTGTTCCTTCGGCAACGGTTGTAAATTTAAGAGCATTAATTACCGCATTAAGTTGGGAGCCGTTAATTGCATCGGTAGATGTGCCGTCTACTCTACCTGCTGCCACGTTGGTTAGTGTTCTTTTGTAATTTTGAACGCCACCATTACCAGCTTTATTATTTGCTCCGATGGATACAGTACTGTTAGCTACATCTCCGGCAAAATCATATTTTTCGCCGTTGATGTAAATATGGTTGGTAGATACGGCCTCTTCTGTGGTTGAGTTGGTTCCCAACGCTACAGAGTTTTGCACATCGGCCAATGTGTTATTACCTAGTGCAAGACTATCCACTGCTACCGCTTGACCGTGAGAACCTAAAACAGTAGCACCTTGATTTTGAACAGTATTGTTAGAACCAAAAGCCAACATTTCTTTATCGAAACCTTGCGCCTTGTTGTTATAACCAACAACTA